CAAACACACTGTCGTTCAAAATGCGTGAAATGGAACAAAAACATTTTGAGTTTTCTAAGGTAAATATACATGATGTTCGTATGGCTGAATCATTTAAGGAAATCGCCAAAATTAACGCACACGCTTTAATGGATGAACTTGCAGAAACCGGCGATGATTTTGCTCGTCTCTGCGCGGATCAGCGACAGTTTGTTGTGGAATTGCAAGAAGAGAACGATGAATTAACTGAGCAGAATAGATTGCTTAATATTCGTATCAAAGACTTAGAAGAACAAATAAAGGCGAAGGCTCGGTGATATAGGTGGCAGTTAGTACACAGCTCTCCCCCGCTATTGCCGATGATGAAATTTTCCAGTTTGACACAGTGCGTTTTGATTTAGCGTCTATTCGTTTAGACCAGATCGAGATTACTGACCCTGACTTGTTACAGTTAGCGTACAAATACTATAAAGCACTCAGCGCAAAAAAGATTAAAGAGTATTTGCGTTTCTGCAAATTTGTGCAATGGGGACGTTTGAATCCAGTTGATTTTGCTTCGGCTGTATTTGGCATTGAGATGTTAGATTTGCAGAAATATGCTTTAATCAACTCTTGGCCGCGACAGTTTGTATTATGGCTTGAATGTCGAAACGCTGGCAAGACTACCTTGATCGCAATTTATGTTATGTTACGGTCGTTATTGATTCCCTATCATGTTACATACTTGTTAGGCAAAATCGGCGGTCAGTCAAAGCAAATATTCAAAAAAATTGAAGAAATTGCTACACAACGTATTGAGACATTCCTAGGTGTTACTGATGTGTTCTACAATGAGTTGCGCAAAGATGGTGCAAACTCAACAGGATTTAAGCACGATCCGAACTCGTTTGAATTGAATTTGTTTAATAACGCTGCTGTATATACATTGAACTCTGACCCAACAAATATTAAAGGTAAGCGTGCATCATTAGTCGTATTTGACGAAGCAGGTTGGTTCTCTGACGAATTGTTTACACAAGCAGAAGCATTTGTAAATCAGAATGAAGAATTCAAATTAGGTGGAGATGTCGATTTAAGCATTGAGCCTACAGGATTCCCTAGACAGTTATTATATGCGTCTTCGGCTTCTGATACAAACTCTGGTTTTTATCGTAAGTTTAAGAATATATCAGAACGTATGTTACTTGGCGATACTCGGTACTTCTCTGTCAACTTTACAGCAGATGCTTTGTTGAATGCAAAGGTTGATGGTAAACCTTATACTTCTCTGGTATCTAAAGATCAGATTGATAAAATGATGACCGAAAAGCGCGAGGCTGCATTACGAGAATACTATAATCATTTTTCTGCTGACTCTTTTGAAGGGCAAATTATTTCTCGTCGAGATTTGATGCAGTGTACAGAAAACTATACTCCTATTATGTCCAACGATACCGGCAATCGAATCATTTGTATGTCGTGGGACTCTGCGAGACTGAACGATAATTCGGTTATTGTAATCGCAGAATTTTATAAAAAGAAAGAACGCGACAAAGATTCTGGCCGTACACGCGATATGGGATGGCACATGCGCATTCTCAATGTTGTCTCATTAGTTGACGTTAAAACCAAACAGCGCACGCCAATGCGTTTCCCTGAGCAAGTAGAAAGATTCAAACAATTATTGTTGGATTATAACGGCACGCAACACGGCAAAAAAGACTATGAAAACATTAAACGTATTATTTGTGATGCCGGTGCCGGTGGTCAGATCATTGGTTCTGTAGCTGATTATATGTTAGCTCACTGGACAGATTCATTTGGTAATGAACACAAAGGCATTATTGATGTTTCTCATAAGGCGAATGAAAGTGCTAGAGCCACTTATCCTGATGCAGTTGATATTATGACGCTTGTCGATCCTAGAGCGCACAGAAATGAAATTTTTGATGCGATTGAAAAAATGGTGAAACTTGGAGTGGTATCATTCCCTGCCGATCCAGAAGGCAGAGACTTTATTACCCATATTGATGATGAAGGCAATGACATTGTTACTCAACTGACGCCGGAACAGATGGTAGCTTGTTCTCAAATCGAGTTAATGAAAACAGAAATTGTTACTATGTGCAAGTATGTAACGCAAGGTAATATTCGTTATGATTTTCCGGCCGACAAAAGAAATCGTATGCACGATGACCGCGTATTTGCGTTTGGATTGTTGTGTTGGTATTTAGCGAAACTGCGGCGCGGTGATGTGGTAACACGTAGACCAGAAGATGAACCAGAAGTGTTTGTACTTCCGTTCCGTAAACCAGTATTAAGAAAACTCTAAAGGAGGTGTATGTGTGAGTAGCAATCAAGTTGTAGATGAACAGTTTTTAAGATACGCGAAACTTGCGAAACAATATTTAAGACCTCCGGGCAGTATTACTTCTGATACTCAGACCACATTTGGTTCTTTTACAAAAAAAGATATTCTGGATTTGTTAGAGCGTCCAGCAAATTCTGAAAGGCAACTGCGAAAAGCATCTATCATGCTTTACAATATTTCCAGTCATTATCGTCGTTTGATTTCTTATTTTGCTAAAATGCCGACGTTTGACTTCTATCTAACACCACTTGGGGTTGATCCCCAGGCGAAAATTAACGAGAAGAGTTTTAAGAGTTGTTTCAAAAAGGCCGTTGACCAAGTAGAGCGGATGAATTTGAAACATGAATTACAAAAAGTATCAACTACGATTTGGCGTGAGGATGTATTTTATGGATATGAGTATGAGCAGAAAGACTCGTACTTCATCCAAAAATTAAATGCTGATTATTGTAGACTGTCTGCAATTGAAGACGGCGTGTTTACTTTTGAATTTGATTTTAGCTTTTTCAATTCTCGGTTGCATTTGCTGCCGTACTATGCTCCTGAATTTCAGCGCAAATATGAATTGTATAAATCAGATCGAAAAGGCAAACGCTGGCAAGAGCTTGATACAAAAAAAGAAGTATGTTTCAAGCTAAATGAAGATTTAGAATATATTTTCCCTCCCTTTGCAGGGACGTTCCCTGACATTTACGACATCGCTGATTATAAGCAGCTCATGAAGGCTCGCACTGAGATTGATAACTATAAATTGGTCTATTTGAAAATACCTTTTGAAAATGGCAGATTTAAGTTACCAGAAAGACTTGCGAATAATTACTATGAGCAAATGGGACAGCAGATGCCACCCGGTGTTGGTCTTGGCATGACCCCCATGGATATCGACCAAGTAAGTTTTGAGCAATCTGGTAATACTCGTGACACAGATACGGTTGCGCGAAGTGAAGCTGCATTTTGGAGCGGTAGCGGTGCATCGTCTGCTATTCTCGGTAAAGATGATATTACATCGTCTTCTGCAATTATGCTGTCAATCGAAACAGATGCAGAAATTGTATATTCATTACTGCGGCAGATTGAACGATGGGTTAATCGTAAATTAAAACAATTATCGGGAACGTATCATTTTAAGCTCACATTCTTAAATTCGACTGTATTTAATAAGCAAAACGCACAGGAACAATACCTCAAGGCTTGTCAATATAGTTTCCCGTTGAAATATGCGGCTGCCGCAGCATACGGCATTACGCCGTCTGATTTTAGCGGTTTATTAGTATTAGAAAATGAGACAATGAAATTGCACGAGGAAATGATACCTGTATCATCTTCTCATACGCAAAGCAGTGATAGTTCGCCGGGGCGTCCTGCCCAGGACACAGTAGATGAGTCGGGTGAAAAGAATAGGGCGAATGATAGCAATGATAAACGGTAACGCATTATTTTTATATACCTGCAACCCCTCAACCGCCGAACGGTTGCGAGAGTTAAATTTTGATCTATTAAATGTTAGAGGCGGTCAATATATATTCGTTTGTTCTCCTGATATGTATAGTTGTTATTCAAGTAATGAGTTAAGTGATATATTATCAGAATTATATGTGACAAATAAATTGATACTCTAACTGCCTGATGGCAGTTTTATTATTTGATAGGAGGTGAGATATCATAGAAAAGATTCGTTTGAAGTCTTCACTTTCTAATTCGGTTTCTAATTTAACTGATATCAATGACTCTTTCGCTCTTGGAACATTGAATGTAGCTTACACCGGTGAAAATCGAAATCAGACTGCAATCTCCAAAGAGGCATTTGAAAAAAGTGCTTGGTCAGCCTTAAACTGTCCGATTGTTGCTAATTATGACTTCGAGACAAAAGAAATCGGTGGTCATGACACAATTTTATCATTGTCACCTAATGGAGCAAGTGTTATCAACCTCACCCAACCTGTCGGTGTTGTGCCTGAATCGGCGAAATTTTATTGGAAATCAATTGAGGACAATGGCGTTGTGCATGACTATTTATGTATTGATAATGTTATATTATGGAAACGTCAACCATGTTATCAGAAACTTGTCGAGAATGGCACAACCGCTCAGTCTATAGAAATTAGTGTTACTAATGGACAGTTAGATGATGGCATATTACATATCAACGAATTTCAGTTTGAAGCATTTTGTTTGTTAGAACGCGATGAGCCGTGTTTTGAACAGGCTTCTTTGCAGTTATTTAGTAAGCAAGAATTTGCTGAACAGTGGCAACAGATGTTACAAGAATATGCACAAACCACATTACCGGATTCCGAGAATGGAGGGAAATCAGTGGATTTAGAAAATACCGTAATTCAGGAAGTAGAAGATATAGCGGAGGAGACAGTAGTTGCCCCCGCAGATGATGGTGCACAAAATGATGTGGACGTAGCTGAACAGTCTGCGGACGAAGAGGTTGTAGCAACTTCTGAGGAAACATCTGAGGTGGAAACGACAGAAAATAAAACGTCTGATGGTGAACTGCCTGTCGATGACGAAACTGTTGAAAGCGAAGGAGCAGAAGTACTGGAGTCGTTTGCTTTAACTGCGGAACAAATTCGCTGCCAATTATTGCGAGAACTTGATGTTATGGGCAATCATTTTAGCTTGTATGATTACGATAATGAAAATGTCTATTTTTATGATTGTGAAGATGGACTGTTGTATGGATGTGCGTACCAGATCGTAGATGGACACGCGGTTATTAACTTAGAGACTAAAACTCGTAAGCAACTTGCTATTGTTGATGTAGAACAATCTGAGAGTCATTCTGTTTTGTCTGACTTAATCAATCATATGGTGGACGAGCAGGTTGGTAATTGCTCTGCTGCGTATGCAGATAAGATAGCTCAATTAGAAACTCAGATTGGCGAATTAAATGCTACCATTAAAGAACTGACTGAGTTTAAGACACAGAAGTTGGCAGACGAGCGTGCATCTGCGGAGACGGCATTGTTTGATCGTTTTGATGAACAACTGCAACGGTGTGATGCGTATACCGAATTAAAGCAACATGCAGCTGAGTATTCGCTCTCTGAATTAGAGACTCAGTGTTATGTATTAGTAGCAAAGAAAGCTATGATGTTTTCAAAGGCACCTGTGTCTCGTAGAATACCCGTCGAGGGTGTTACAAATACGTCGGTAGATGCTTATGGTGGTTTACTGAACGATAAAAAACAAATTTAAGATGGAGGTAATATAATGGCTAATTGTGTAGTTCGTACCGATCTTATGAGCGGTATTACAGATGCTTCTTGCCTTGAGCATGGTCGTTTCTATGGCTCTGACGGTAAGTTCGCAGAGATTCAAAATGGTTCGATTGTACAGGTAGGTGCTTTAGAGGAAAATGAGCGTGAGTCTCATAAATACACCGACGTTGCCGATGGTGCGACTTTAACGGATGTAGTGCTTATTGCTGAACCGGAGATGGGTAAGACTTATAGAAATCATGTTGATCTGACTGAGTATATCAACGAGGCAGGCAAGTGTATCCGTGGTTATCGTCTGCACGCTTTTGATGAGTTTTCTGTAACCGCAGATGGTTTTAAGGACGCAACAGCAGCAAAGGTTGGTGCCTTTGTGTCGGTTGCTAAGAATGAGCACATTCTGACTGTTGGTGCTTCTAAGCCGTCCTCTGGTCTGTACATTGGTAAGATTGAGCATGTAGAGACTCGCGGAACTCTGACGTTCTATAACATCGCTGTTTACGCAAAGTAATTATAAGAGGAGGTTTTAATAATAATGGCTAATACTAACGAGATCGTAAGACTGGCTCTTGATAGCCGTCATGGTCGTGGTGATGCGACACATTATTCTGCGCATGACGTGCAAGACTCCCTGCGTTCTGCTCTGATTGACCTGAATGGTGGTTCTACGAAGTTGAATGCAAAGGCTATCCGCAATGGCAATGCTAATGAGATGTTTTCTGTTGCCGAAGAGGTTATCCAGCATGAGTTAAATGATTATTGGACGAACAACGAGATTGTTAATCGTGTTGTTGAGCATCGCAATGCAGCTCTTGGCGATGACCTTGAGTTCTATGTACCGGACAATTCTCTGTTCGCAGTTGCTACTATTTCTGAGGGTAACACTGGTATTCGTCGCCAGCGTTTTACGAATGGCCAGTACGTTAATGTTCCGGTTGAACTGCGCGGTATTAAGATTTATGAGGATATGATTCGCGTACTGTCTGGCCGTGTTGATTTTAATGATATGATTGACAGAGCTATTGCATCTATGGCAAAGGACGGTTACGACCGCGCTATGAGTGCATGGGCTAAGATTTCTGCTACCGAGCTTGGCGACACTTATGTTCCGACCGTAACTGGCACATACGACGAGGACACTCTTCTGCGCCTGGTTGATGACGTCGAGGCTGAAACCGGTAAGAAGGCTGTTATTTACGGCACGAAGCGTGCTCTGCGCACCATTGCTCCGTCCGTTGAGATGGCAGCATCGTCTGCGAAGGAAGACCTGTATCAGATGGGTTACTTTGGTAAGTTCTATGGCACCGATTGTGTTGCTATGCAGCAGGCGCACAAGACCAATTCGACCGAAATGGTTCTTGATGACAAGACCTTGTTTGTTATGGCAGCAGATGACAAGCCGATCAAGCACGTTACTTATGGTGAAGGACTCATCCTGCAAAAGGATGCTATCGAGAATGCTGATCTTACCTACGAGTGGCTTTACACTGAACGCGATGGTTTTGGTGTTGTTGTCAGCGACGTATTTGGTAAGTACACGTTTGCGAACTAATTTTATTTTTCCGTAGATTAAACGGGATTATTTTTTGAATGAAAGGATTTAATATGGCAGAAACAAATACGAAGACTCGTAAAACGCAATCTGCAAAGGACAGCACCGAAAAAGCTACACGGAAACCGAGACACACCGCTCAACGTAGACAACAGATTAGTATTCCGCTTGATACTCAAATTTGCTGTGTGAGTGGTGTAGTTGGTAAGTTGATTTACGAAAGTAAACTGTTGCAAGGGCGTGTTTATGAATGGTCTGGATATGGCGATGAGCAGTATTTAGATTTAGCAGAATTACAGTCGATGCGTAATGCGTATCCGGCATTCTTTACTCAAAACTGGATTTTAATTGACGATGAGGAAGTATTAAAGTTTTTGCGTATTGCGTCTTATTATCCGCACATTCGTTCGATTGAAGATATTGAGGACGTGTTTGACGCTACGCCGAATGTAATTCGGGCAAGAGTATCGCCCTGTGGCAACACTCTGAAACACACAATTGCTTCTTTGGCACGCAAAAAATTGGCTAGTGGTGAGTTGGATTCTAATGCCGCCATTACAGCTCTTGAGGAATCGACCGGTGTAAGTATCCGAAATACGGCATTGGGGTGAGTATGTGGCTACCAGTTATACAACTATCATTGAGAGATTTCTTCCGACTGTGAAGGAATACTTATATGCTGATATTGATGAGGATGAACTCTACGAGTTAGTATGCCCTTATATTATAAGTGCTGCAACTCAATTCAACGATGCTTGCATTGTAGACCTTAATGATAGAGATGACGAAGCAAGAGAGTTCGTGAATGATTTATCTGACGAGGAAATTGATATTTTAGTTGATTTGATGCGTGTTGAGTGGCTTAAACATAAATTATATAATTCCGAGTTGTTGCGTAATGGTATGAGCACAAAGGATTATACTGTGTTCTCCCCCGCTAATCTGCAAAATCAAATTCGCATAACATATCAAGATGCACGCGAAGAAGCAAGAATGCGTTTATATCAATACTCATACACTCACCCCCTCTCTAATAAACTGGGGGGAGTGACATGAAATTAACATTTTCTTCGTCCGATGACCGAGCGTATGTACAAAGGTTGATTGGTAAAATTTATAAAATTTTGCCGATTTGTGAAACTAACCCGTCTACAAAGCAGGCTTATATTGAATCGTTAATGCGTGAATTACACGGTAGTTTATATACTATTTCAAATGCGTATTATCGTGTTCAATGTATTACAGTCTTGAACACTCTCATGTATTTAAGTGTTGCAGATTACGATGCAGACATTTATCGAAGTGAGGTATTTAAGTGTCTCCATATCATTGAGTCTATCGGAGATGAGCTGAATGAATCTTAACACGTACCAGAAGATGCTGACTCATGATGGCGCGACACGTAGAGAAAGGGCAGTTAATAAAATTCATCGTGATATTTACGATCTTGCTGTTGACAATCCTGCATATCACAAAGTTCTCATCAACGGAGAAGAAAGATATGCGACTATTGTTTCATCTCTTGATCCGCATATTAAGAAGATTACTGCTATGCCGGGAGAGAGATTATCGGTAGGAAATCATGTGCGCTATTGCGATCATGATTATTGGATTACAGCTTGTAGTGCAGATGATGGTATTTACGCATTTGGTGAAATGGTTTTGTGCAATGAGGTTGTTCGGTTCATTTCCCCTCTTGACCATAAAACAATCTTAGAATATCCGACGTTGGTTACGAATACTACGAAGTTTAACACAGGTGAAACTCCTAATAAACGCTTGACTCTTCCGAGTGGTCAGTTTTCAATGCTGTTGCCGATCAACGAGCACACACTGTTGGTGGATAATAATTTCCGTTTCTTAATTGATAAAAGAAAGGATTACCCGTCTGCTTATCGCGTGACTTATGTTGACCCGGAAACATACGGCTATGATGATGGCTTGTTGAGTTTGATTTTGTTGCAGTGCGAATTAAACCGCGGCACTGACAACATCGACCTTATGATTGCAGACTATTGGAATCAAAAGGTAGATGACCCCCCTGCTCCTAAGATTTCACTGGATACTACTAAACCGACTATGCGTATAGGTTTGTCAAAGACGTTTACGCCGATTTTAGAGGGAGATATTTTAACCCCGTTGTTATTTACTGTGACTATGATGGATGAGATTGCTCCGTATGTATCTTACGAAAAATCTGATACATCTATTACATTCACTGTACAAAACGATATGCGGTTGGTTGGCAATGTAGTGAATTTATCTATCACTGATGCAGATGGATATAACCAATACAAGACATCAATTCAGATCCGAGGGGTGGTTTAATGGCTGGTTTGCATAGTAGCGTTATTCGCTATAAAAACAACGCAATTGCCGCGATCTTAAATGACCCTGAGATTGTTGCCGCATTAGAACCTGAGACAGATTCAATCGAGGATTTAATTGAACGCAACGTTTTTCCGTATTTTCGTGTGCCGAGGACGGACACTGAAACGCTTACATATATCACCGTATGTATTGATTTGCCAGAAGAATATCATCCCCAAAATTTAATGCGTGATCTTATCTTGAAAATTTGTATTATTGTACATCAAGACGAGATGCACACAGACTTTGGTGCCACAAGATTAGATTATATTGCTGCGCAATTGGACGATATTTTTCTTGACAATCCAGAATATGGTTATGGACGTTTGCGTTTATTATCCAGTATTGAAAGTAGTCTGGATCAATTTCATCGTTATCGTGAGATTATGTATGTGACGAACGAGTCTCAGGTGAAGTGCTAATGGACGAGCACCGTCAATTATTTATTGATAAATTACAATACTATCGCGGCAACGATGTAAAAATTGATGATCTTATATTGCGCTGTCCGACTTTGGGCGAAGTATGTGATTATGGCGATAATAGGTTTTTATCTATGGCGCACCATTTTTGCGCTATCCCCACAGATTATATGGATGAGTTGGACGCTGCCGGCATTCGTTATGAGGATTTAGATGAGTATGAATTTTTTATTACTAATATCTTCCCCTCTTTGGCAGACATGAATATTGGCATATTATTCCCGAACTTAAATATAACACAAATGCAATTAGCTGAAAATACGGAAACCAAAGAAATCCTACAGGTTGATTGGAGCACAGGGTTTCAATTCAATAAAGAAACGTACAACAAACTAATTCCGACGTTGCGTAATATTTTTGGTTTTGAATATGCACCTAAGATAGCAGGCACCGCGTTGACGAGAGAGAAAATGATAGAAGCTGCCCGTCAACAAAAATTGATGGCCAAAAACAAGAGTCATGAATCGTTTTTGTTACCACTTATCTCAGCCTTAATAAATACGGCTGAGTTCAAATATAACCATCGAGAAGTATGGGATATGCCGTTTTTTGCATTTATGGACTCTGTTCGTAGAATTCAAGCGGTCAAGGTAGCCCATGAAATGTCTACTGGTGGTTACTTCGGATTGAAATTATCCGAAGTGAAAGAATACTTAGATTGGATGCGTGATTTGTGACGCATCTATTTTTTATGTTTGGAGGTTATTAAATAATGGCTACTTTTTATAAAGACGACATTATTATCAATATGATGCTGTCTGCCACGATGTTCAGTAAGTCTACCAACGAGGTTCTGTTCTCTGCGACGATGTTGGAAGAGCCGAGCCTTGAACTTGGCGGCGAGAAGGCATACGTTACCGATAACTATGGCATGAACATTGCTGCATTCAATAGACAGAAGACTTGTACATTCTCTGCAACCAACTCTCTGTTTTCTCTTGGTATGTTAGCAAACCAGTTTGGTGCAACGCCGCAGACGGGTTCTGACATTCTGATTCCGGCTCGTGAAATCTTGAAGGTTGCAAGTGGCAATACTGTCAGTTTGAAGCACGCGCCGCGTACCGGTTCTGTTTCTATTGATGTTCTGGACGATAGTCGTTCGTCTATTGGCGTTCGTCTGACTGAATCTGCTACTGGCTCTGGTGTTGCTGTTCAGGACAAGAAGGTTACTATTACGTCTGATGATGTAAAGGCAGGCACTCTGGTTGCTGTTCATTACACTTATGCAGGCGATGCAGTTCGTATTGCCAACAAGACCGATAGCTTTACCGCTGCTGGCGAGTTCCGCATTGAAATTCTGTTCTGCGATAAGTGCGATCAGATGACTCAGTATTATGGTTTCTTAGTATTCCCGAATGCTGCCCTTGACAACAATGCTACCATCAACTTAACTTCTGATGGCAAGCACGCATTCTCTGTCGAGGCACTTGTTGACTATTGCTCTGAGGGTCAGGAGCTTTGCTACGTTGTAGTTCCGGACAGCAAGTAATATGACTACGCGCATCTGTAAAATTTGCGGGAAAAAATATAAAGTATGTCCCTCATGTGAAGAAGTGCGAACTTTTGCACCGTGGCGCACGCTAGTTTGTTCGGTCGAGCATTATCAAGTGTTTACAATATTGTCTGAGCATATTTGTACTAAAGATTCAAAACAGGCCGC